CATTCCAGCGGATATTATTATCCAAGAGATATTTGCGACGATGGATTTTACCATGTACAAATGTGCTGTCAGAGTCATGTGTTATGTACAGCGGTGACTTGTCCGCAGGATTCCGGGTCTCCTCAATGAACGCACTCATTAAGCTGTCAAAACCTTTGTTGTTGATCTCTTGAAATACAATGTAAAGACCGCAGCTGTTGAAAAACATAATCAAGGCAAGCGTTACGGGTTTCAGATACGCCCCTGTGCGGTTCTAAGTGATATTCGACCGCAAAAGGATAGCTGTTAATCAGCTCGTCCGACAGGTGTACATCTGTGCCGTCATTGCAGATAATTACTCCGATCTGGTCAAAGTCCACGTTCTGCTGGAGTACAATGCTGTCCAGTAACGGCTTGATAATTTCATCGGTTTCTTTATACTGTGGTATCAGAATTTGCAGTTTCATCAGTATATCCCTCCTGTTCATATAATTCTTTTATCTCTTCATCTGTCATTCCTACAAATTTAGAGAAATAGCTTGACGAATAACGGCTAAACAAACTCTTATAAGCATCTACAAGAGATTCTCTTACATATATTCGACCGGTTGAAGATGATAAACCTTTACCTAACGGAAAATATTGTGTCGATTTTCCAAGTAAATACATACTTGATAAAATGTTGCAACCATTAAATACATAAGTGCTGTAACTGAAATTTTCCCCGAATATAGCTGTTTGCAATGATGTACAATAAGTAAAAGCATATGTTGCAATACTCGTACATTTAGGGAAAAATATTTTGCTTAGTTTAGAACAACTTCCAAACGCATAACTATCAATCACCTTCACATTATGCATATTCACTTTAGATAAATTCGAACAGCTTTGAAACGTACCCCACATAATTTTTTCAACTTTTGGTGCATATATTTCAGAAAGCAAAGAACAACGTGCAAATGCACTTCCTCCAATATAAGAACACTCAGGAAGACCAATCGCACTTATTTTTATGCAAATACAAAATGCAGAACTTCCAACATATTTTGCTTTCGGAAGTTCTATCGGAAATGAAACCGAACCACAATTATATAATGCATTAGTGCCAAATGCTTCTATCTCTTCCATCCCCTGTAATCCTGTTATGCTTTTCGTCTGAAACACTCCATATGCTAAAATCCTTGTTCCGCTTCGCAAAGATAAGGACATGTTTGCAACTGTCCCGGAAGTTTTTAATGCTATATCTCCTGCATAGTACACAGAACTTTCCAAGCTTAATAATGCGCTACATGAATCAAATGCAGTAGAAAGAACTTCTCTGACATTTGGAAATGATATTTTTGACAAATTTCTATTACTACAAAATGCATAGTGATCTATATATTTGCAATTTTCCATTTCGACTTCATAAAGATTACATCTGCTAAACGCTTGATAACCTACTGATTCGCACTTCGGAAAACTTATGCTCCTTAAGCCAGTACAGCCGGAAAAAGCATAACTATAAATTTTTTCACATGCTGGGAAATCAACATTTTTCAGTTTAGAGCAGGCTGAAAATGCATAATAATATACATTTAAACATTTTGGAAATGATACATCTTCTAGGCTAGAACACCCAACAAATGCATTTGTTCCAACATCCTCACAAACAGGGAAATTAGCTTTTGATAATTTGCTGCATCCTTGAAATGCAGAATATCCTATTGTTTTACAAGCAGGTAAATTAACTTCTGTCAACTCACTTCGACCAAAAAAAGCATAAGGCATTACATGTGTGGCTTTTCCATTACTTACAACAGATGCAGTCCCATCAATGATTCCAGCAGCGTTGTCTTTCTGTGTACCAACCACCCCACCAATATCCACGCCATCAACAATATTTTCCGGCACCAGAGTCTCAGGCTTCTTGACCGTTACCCGTGTCATAACCGTGTCCGGATCTGCATCCACGATCTGGTCTCCAGATGCCATGTCAAGAGCCACGGTCTTTTCCATTTCGTCCCCTGCAAACGTACCGATCACGCCTGCCACATCCACACCTTTTTTGATGTGTTCTGGTGTCAGGGTCTCCGGCTTTTTTATCGTTGCCTCCCGCAGCAGCGATCCAGCCGGTACACTGACCGTCTGATCTCCGTCTGCAAGCGCAAGGTCGATCTCCGTACCCTCTGCGACCACACCGTAGGTAAATTTCACCCGCTCCCCTTCGACCGGTGTCTCGGTTGTAAGTGTAACTGTATTCTTGTGTAGTACAGCTGCTCCCGTGCGGTTATAGAGGATAATATCCACACCACTTTGTTCTGATGTCACTTCGTACTTGGTAATTGATACTGTATGGGTCGTGTCAGCCGTGTCGCTGGAAAATGCAGCATTCATAAAGCTGTCTGCCACATAAGCAAAGATGAATGGTTCTCCACTGCCCTCACCACCAATAAGTGCCTTGTTTCCCATTCCTACACCAGATATATCTCCAAGAGACATATTAGATGCTTCGCATATGTAAGATACTCCATCCCACGCTACTATATATTTTTCACCGACAACCAAAGTGAATAATGCACTTTCAGATCCTACATAGCTCCATGCATATGTGTTGTAGGTATCATCATGCACAAAAGTCATTTGCTGCTCTTGCAAAATTACATCAGCCATCGAACTCATCTCCTTTCAAGCTGTCTAAGCTGCGGATAAACACATCATTGCCGGTCTGCACAGCGTCGTAAAAGACTCCGCCAGAATCCAGATGGACTGTCGTACCTTCCTGCCACTGCGGATGTACGCTGCGGATGAACAGGTCGTTTCCGGTTCTGATCGGATCTTTCCACAGATCTTTTGTGACTGGTTCTATCTCCAGTACACTACTGTCTTTCGTCCATGACACACCGGAATGACTCAGCGTAACAGCTTCCGCAACCTTTATCTCTGCTTTGCTCTTTGTTTGTACGTATCCATAAGATTCCAGCCTCTTCACTGGTAGCCTGTTCAGGTATGCCAATTCCTTTGTCTGTGCATATCCTGCTGCCTCCAGATACAGAGGCAAGCCTTTCTCAGCTTCTGCTCGCGATATGCTTCTTGATTCGCTGTATGCCTCAAGTCTGATCACATCACAACAAATAATTGCACTATCATCAAAACTTTTCCCAAAAGTAAACGACTCCAGCAACCGGATCTGACAGGCATGTATCTCCGCCAGATCCAGAGTCTCGCTCTTATCTGCATACTCGATTGAGAGTGCCTGGCAAGCAGTCAGAACTGCATCTGAATAGCTTTCCGAAAAGGATTCCGCTATTGCTGAAACTGCTGCAACAGCAGTCGCCTTTGCCTTTGTATAACTCAATGAGTAGATAATTGCTTTCAGGTAAAGCGGTATCATATATTGCAGCGTGGCTTTCGTATAACTTTTTACCAGCCCTGCGCTGGATAACAACACCCTGTCCATCAATGCAGCTTCGGCAAAATCATAGCTGTCTGAATGGCTCATCGCCTGAAGCAGCAGCCTTTCCACTTTCAGAAGCTCCGCCGAATCATATGATCGAGCGTATTGTTTGGATTCCAACAGCCAAACGGCCACCGCTATCAATTTTGCGGACGAATAGCTCTTTATCATTTGCAGGGCTTCCAGCTCACGCATGTTTGATATTTCCAGTTCTGCCACGGACCGTGTCCTGCTATATCCATAGTGTTTCAGATATGCCACAAACACCAGATCCGTCAGAACTGCATACGTGATCGTCCTGCTGTATCCTGCATGTTCCAGAGCCTGTGTATGCAGCCTGTCCGCTTCGGTGTCTGATATTGTCACAGCCTGCGTCGCTGATTCAAGGATCACCGGTGGTCGCACAAGCAGAACCCCGTCACTGTAACTGTATCCGGCGGTATATGAGCTTGCTTCAAGGATCTTCGCTATCGCAAGCAATGAGGCATCTATGGATCTTATCACTCCAGAATGTTCCAGCACTGCTGCCGGATCTGCTACCAGCTTCGCATCCTGATAGGACAACACCTGTGTTACTGATTCAAGCTCTGTAAAATCAGCCTTGTCCTGCAACACCGCCAGCATCAGGTTCAGCTTTTTCGCAAGTTCTATGATGTACCAACCATAGAGGAAATCTGAATTGTCTTTGTACAGAGAATAGCCCCGAAAAGCATTCCTCCCTACATATCCGGGTGTGCTGCTGTTCTTCGCCCACTTCCAAGTGACAAAGCCAAATTGATGTATGTTTTGCGCCACTGCATTGAATGCAGCAGCGGTCAGTGATCCCATGGATTCAGTGATCTTGCAATCGCTTGATTTCCCGTAGGTCGAATCCCATGTAAGACCTGCTATGTTGATCGCTTCTGCGGTCATGTCCACCAGATCATTCCAGACCAGCCTCGAAAAATCTGCACACAGCCCTTTATTGACAAGTGCATCATATGCAGTCTGCGTCTGATCAGCAGATGCATATCCGTTACTTTTTGTCCAGTCCCATTTCCAGTCGTTGTACAGTAACGGAAGTTCTTCAATCATCTGATCTGACCTCCTCTCTTACCCGAACCGTGCAATAGCTGCTCCCGTATAAACTGATTGCTTATCTTTTCCGGATACCACATAGGTCTGACCGTCTGTAAGTGATATAAAGATTCCGTTATATCCGGTTGCTGCCGTGAACGTTCCATAGGCATTTATCGGCGCATCATTTCCGAGCCACATACCATCCTCAAACTGTTTCATGATAATACGTGATGCCTGTGCAGCCGTACCGCCATTCAGTACGACATATGGGCACTCTGGATGATTTGGAGGGAATCCGACCTTGATTCTCTGCACTGCATCCTCGCTGTACACAGAGAATCCGTCATTGTCCATCATGGTATAGCTGCCAGATCCATCATTATCCATTGCATAATATTTACCGCCGTAGATCTTCGTATCTCCATGCGCCGTCACGTTACCATTGACATCAACGATAAAATTGCCATCGCCGATATTCAGCTCTCCGGTGAAACTTCCTGCTCCATTGAAAAGAAATGCTTTCTTTACAAAATCAAACGTGATCCCGGACAATTCCCGTCCATTCGCATCGACAAATGTGGATTTCCATGTTCCGTCATTGGCGATAACTGTACTCAGTGTTCCCTGTTCGCTCTTTGCCTCAACGCTCACCGTTCCGGCTGTCTGCTTGAGCGCGGTCACATCTCCCTCTGTCGTCGCTACCCTCGACTCGATGTTCCCGACAGAGACCTCGATCACTGCCTCGGTCTCTTCTTTGTTGTAATAATTTTCGAGAGTCTTTGTGACATTCAGCTCCACAGATTCATTTCCGGATTTGATCTTTGCATCAACCGTCTCTGTTGTCGGGTAATCTGCCAGGATCTTTTTTGTCGTATTCTTCGATATGGAAATCGCTTCCGACCTCGCAGCCTCCGTCTCTTCCTTCTGGATCTGCGAAAATGTCTTTCTCGCATTTGAGATCTCGACCGTGTTCTTTTCCGGTGTCTCCGGATATTCCGTGATCCGCACGATCCGCTGCTTTTCCCTGGTCTTCTTCCTCTTGGAGATCAATGTGACCTTGTCACCGATCCCATACGAGAGGATGTCCTTGTAGCTCTCACTCATTTTTGCAAGATCGGCAACCTCCGCCTCAAATGCGATATAAGGTCTTGAGAGTTCCGCCAGCTTCGCAGTTGCATCCTCGATCAGACTCGCCGTATCCGTATACCGCTCATCTTTCCAGACATACGCTTTGATCTTGCTGCTGTACTGGAAGTTATCAATATAAGCCTTTCCCGTCAGCAGATCCGGAGTGATTCCATCCTGTCCGATCGGATAAATTCTTGTGTAAAATTCATAAGTATCGGATTTCAGTGTCAGTTTCCGCAGATTCAGACCCTCTACGAAATAACAGCCTTTATCTCTTCCGATCTGCTCATAAATATTGACCTCTTTGTTCAGCGTATCAATCACGCACTCACACCGGTATGTACTCAGGCTCTTTTGCAGCACATCCCAGGCGGATACGTTCTGATCCTCGACGATCGTTCTCTTTTTTAGTACGGTACAAGTTCCGACCCTCCAGCCGGTTCCCTCGAATGCAAACGTGAGGCAGGCTCTGATAGTCTGTTCATGGGACTCAAAGCCATACGGGAACTGCATTCCCTCAAGTTCTTCCACATTGAGGGCTGCTGTGTACTTGTTGTACTTATCCCCTTTTTCCGTGGCTTTCAGCACATACTCGTCTGTTTTCGTCCGGATATAATACTCTTCTTTGAGTATGTCGACCATTTTCCCGTCTGTCGGATATTCAAATGACAGCTCCTTGTCACCACTGTCAAGTGTCGTCACGATCGCCCTGTTTTTATATCCTGACAGGATACCGACCCTCTGCTTTTTGTCATCATATATCTGCATTGATCTCACCTCTTAGATCCACATAGGCATGTACCGGATCTTTACGTTTGCCAGTGCCGAGGAAAATGTGAGTGCTGTTTCGCCTGCTCCCAGCTTCGGAAATTCCCACAGGTTCACCTGGTCAAATGCATTTGCTCCATCAATCGTCACAAGTCCTGTGATGCCGTCGATCACCATGGTCTTTCCCTCTGCCAGTGAACTCACTATGATATTGTCCTCACCGAATCCATAGATCACATAATTTGTCAGATCGCTTTTCGCAGATATCTCCAGAATACACGGTGTGTCTCTCGTTCCGATCTTCGTGATCGTTGCCTCTTCCACTCCGTCAAATTCAAGTTCCTGCTCCTCATCATAAAAGAATCCATCAAATTCAAGATTCAGGGTGTACCTGTCTCTCACGATCATCTTTGCATAATCATTAGCTGTCATGAATCCTCTGTACTTGCCTGTGTATCCGTCAAGCTCCAGATCACACGCTGTCGTGAAATTTGTCATGAACTCGGATGCAGACCGGATGATACTGTTCCGGTCTTCCCCTATCATGTATATGGACAATTTCAAATGCCCCATCTGAACCTCTGACTCCAGCTCCAGCGGAAGCACTGCTCCCGTCAGCCATTCATAACTGGCAGTAACAGAGGGAGGCTGCACATCAACAGTCAACTGCTTTGCGCCATACTTTGAAATGTCAATACCGTTCACTTTCATCGTACTTACCTCCCTTTCCGTGTATTAGTTACCATGGCAGAGTCAACCATGGTAACGGTTCTGCTTGCTACTTCTTCGCTGTCAATGTATGTATGCGTCTCCACATACACGTTCTGCGTCCTCTGGATCGCTTCAAACTTCTTATCGAGCATATTATTCAGCTTTGTATAAAACTCTGTCAGCGGGAGGATCGCTTCTGCTCCTGCTTCTCCTCCAACCATGACACTGTTTCCATTGATTCCGAATGCCGTCGGGTTCGTCATGATTCCACCCGTCTTATACCACTCGATCGAGAACGACGGGACTTCCGGCGGATTCAGGCTGAACTTACCCCTCACCTTCGGATGTGGCATCTTCAGTTTTGGCAACGACCACTCAAACTTGAAAAAGCCTTTGATCTTGTCGATTGCTCCGGAAACTGCCTTTTTCGCACCGTCCATCTTCGATGTGAACCCAGCCTTTATGTCCTCCATGGTCGTGTTCACAACGATCTTTGCTGCATTCAGCTTTGAGGTAAAACCGTTTCTGATCTCATCCAGTTTCCCGCCAGTCGCTTTGTTCGCTGCGGACATAGCTGTGTTCATTATGTCTTTCACGCCTGTATACGCTGCGGATACGACTCCTTTGACTCCTCCTCCGTTCTCCTCATAAGCCGTTTTCATGTTTCCGAGCTTCTCTTTGACCGTCGATACCGTTTCCGTCATTTTCTCGGTTGCTACATCTTTCGCCTTTGTAAATGTCCCCGTGATCGTCTCTTTGATATTTCCAAATGTTTCCTTGGTATTTTTCCAAAGAGCCGTACCTTTTTCTTTGACAGTATCCCAGTTCTTATACAGTGCAACTCCTGCTGCGATCAGTCCCGCAATCAGAGCTACAAGCAAAATGATAGGACATAAGCTCATTGCCACATTGAGGGCTGTCTGCGCTGCTGTCATGCCCCCTGTAGTTGCTGTTGCCGTTGCTGTGGCTGCGGTGTGCGCTGCCGTGGCTGCGGTCCCTGCTGTGTCTGCTGCGGTCCCTGCTGCGGTTGCAGTGGTCTTTTCGATGATCTTTGCAATGATCTTTGCAGCTCCAGATACAAATTTCTGTCCGCCTTTTACGGTATCCGAAATACCTTTTGCTGCTTTTCCGAATCCGATTGCCATCGGACCGACAGCAGCCACCACAAGACCGACCCGTATGATCGTTTCCTGTGTCCCTTTATCCAACGATGTGAACCATTCGGTCACACCCTTAATTACCTGTGTAAAATCCTTAATCGCCGGTGCAGCGGATGTCAGTGCTGTATCTCCCAGCTCCGACAATGCCAGTTTCACATTGTTCATGGCAACCTTTGAATCATCAAGCGGAGACTTGGTGTTGTTGTATGTAGTTTCAACCACATCCCCGTACTCTGACATGGATGACGACAGGCTTGTGAGGTCGATTCGGTTCTCCCGGATCGCCTTTGCCATCTCTGCTGCGCCTTTCTTTCCAAACAATTCCGTCGCGATCTGCATCGCTTCGGTCTCTGTCTTTGCGTTCTTAATGCTGCCGATGGTCTCCTTGAGGGCAACATCCATTGATTTTCCTTCTGATGTGGCATTCTGCAAGGCTTTCTTGAGACCTGCCATTGCCTGCGTGGAATCAACACCGTTTGCGTCAAATTGAGCCATCAGGTTGATCGCCTGTGGCAGTGTGAGACCCATTTCCTTGAACTGTGCATTGTTGTCGAGAACATATCCCTCCAACGTATCGACGGAGATTCCGGTCTCCTGCGCCTTTGCAGTGAGGAGTCCCAATAGATTTCCCGTCTGTGATGCATCCACGTTCCACGCTTTCATGATCTTGTCGACCTGGTCGACTGACTGTGTGACATTGGTGTCATTTATCGCACAGAACTGAATGAACTGCTTTGATGTTGCTTCCAGTTCTGAACCTGTCGTATGGAATCGGGTATTGACCTCTCCGATTGCCTCTCCGACAGTTGACATTTCCTCCGGCATATCGCCGAATACATTGTTTGCCGACTGTTTCAAGTCGTCGAGGGCTTCCCCTGTCGCACCTGTTTTCGTTACGACAATGTCATATCCCTCTTTCATCTCTTCAAATGACTTCACAGATGCTGTTGCAATTCCTCCGATACCGGCGGACACAACAGACATTTTCTTTCCAAAGCTCTCCAGCTTTTCCCCGGCTGTTTCACAATTCTTGGCAAATGTATCAAGTTTGTTATTTTTCAGCTGCTCATTTACTTTTTCAAGCTCGTCCTCCATCTTCATGAGGTTGGTTTTTGCTTTTTCCGTCTCTACGGTCTGCTTGGCAAGAGCTGTTTCTGTTTTTCCGATAGCGGTCTCATTCGCTTTATACTTCTGTTCCAGATCTTCCAGCTCTGCTTTCAATGCCTTTGTCTGATCAGAGTTCTTTCCCATCTCCGCCGTTGACTTCTCATAGGCATCCTTTGCAGCTTCAACCTTTGTTTTCAGGTCTTCCTGTTCCTTTTTCTGCTCTTCCAGCTTTTTAGTCAGCTTTTCCTGCTCCTCTGTGGTCATCTGCACGATGTTTTTCTGCACCGTGATTTTCTGCGTAAGAGCTTCTGACTTCACCTTGAGGCTGTCTGCTTCCTTACCGAACAGCTTCGCCTTTGTCGCTGCCGTCGTATACTCCGCAGACAGGACTTTCATCTGCTGCGCTGCGGATTTCATCTGTGTTTGATAATCGCTCGAATTTGCAGTTATCTTGACGCTTGTATGAGCCATCCGGTCGCCTCCTCTCCTACTGGTTTTCGTTGATCGTATCTAACTCGAATTGTAAGTATTCCAGCAATGTGACAATATTTTCTTTCATGCACTGGCTATATGAATTTCTCAGCAGCCGGATCGCAATTTTCACGACCCGGTCAACGATCTCCCCACAGACTTTCCATTGATTTTCCTCTGGTTCTTCCTCGTCCTCATAGCCGTTTTCGCGGTCATATTCATCGAATACGGACGTTTCCTTTTCCACCTGCTCCACTTCGACAATACTCAGCAGCTTCTCTGTGACGATGCGCTGCATAACAAAATGGATCGTCTTAATTGCTGTCAGAAAATCAACCACTCCGGTCTCCCCGATCTCTGCAAGGCTCAGTTCGTTTCCGAACAGCTCCTGCACGATCTTTTTATTGAAAAACATGACTCCGGAGATTCTGTCCGCTCCATTCTGCATGATGCGGACATAATTCTTGTACTGCTCCACTGTTATGGATGTGACAAAATATCTTTTCCCGCTGCAAGTGATCTCTATCTCAGGGATCACTTGCCACTCTGAAAATTTTTCTCGATCTCCTGCATACGTTTTTCAAGTTCTTTTCCGACTCCTCCATCAATGAACTGGAACTCAAGGATCAGCCCCGCTGCATCCAGTCCGGTCTCCGGGTCCTTCAATTCATCCATCGTGAACTGATTACCGTATGCTTTGCAGATAAACAGTCCCATCGCCTCAATATCCTGCCTGGTATATCGTGTGTGTCCGTCTATCTGCTCCGCAATGTCCAGATACTCCATGTATGTGTCGATCGTCATTTTCGGCTGTGTGAACTCTTTATTGTTGATAATGATTTTTCTTTTCATGATGTCCTCCTGTTATAAACCTTTCTTACCCTTCCGAGTCTGCTTTTTCCTGAACCTTCGAGAACCAGTCTTTGATCGCCTCTGCTGCCTTGGTGTTCTCCGCTACAAGGTTCGATTCGTCCACAGAGATCTCATACGCATGATCAATATTTCTCTCGTAGAACGATCCCTTGACGCTCTTGGTTGTCGGTGACAGCTTGCCCTCTTTGGTGCTTGCTTCCTCGCTGATGCCTTCTGCAAATTTTCCGGTGTACAGCCATTTGAAGTCATACTTTCCGTTCAGCTTGCGCTCACGCCATCCGACTGCGATCTCCGGAGCATTATCATCGGATGTCTTGAGCAGGAAACCATTCTCATACAGCTGTCCGAACAGATTCTGTCTGTCCTGCGGTGCCAGCGCATTGATCTCAAGCTCAATGTCTGTTCCCTCATACGAATTGATAACAGCCTCTGTTCCGTCATCAGAATAGATCTTTTCAGAAGTCCATTTTTCATCTACTTTCGCCTTGATCGCCCTTGCCAGCTTGACCGGTGTGCCTGCCACATATGCTGTCGTATCGTTCTGTGTTACTTTCGCAATATAGAAATCTCTACAACCGCAGGTTCTGCTTCTTACGATCTTCGATACTGTTTCACTTACCTGTGTTACTGTTTCGCTCATTTCAGTTCCTCCGTCTCATAAAATTTTGAAAATCTCTGTGCTTTCATGTAGATCCCATCCTCCGGCTCTGAATCGTCTCCGTTCCTGCCCTCAAACGAGAACTCATTCTTTTTCATGAGTTCCTTGATCTCCCTCGCAAGTTCCACCTCGTCACTCTCTGAAAAAATAGTGATCTGCACCGACAGTGTGACTCCCTCTGCCTGATCATCCGAAAAATTCTCCTCGTCCTCTCCCAGATCCCACAGAGTCACATGTCTTTCATGTATATTCTTGTCATACCATCCCTGCATGACAATGATTCCCCTGGCTGAAATTGGCTGCAACGCATCCGATGCGTCTTTGATGATGTCCGGATCATTCACGTTTTCCACCTCATTTCACTGTGTTGTCCAGATATGCCTGGTACTCCTGTTCTGCAATCTTTTGCAATTCGGCATCTGCCTCACGCCCTGTCGCAAAGATAAATTCCCGCGGTGCTTTGTAAATGGTTCCCCAGTTGATGAACCGGACATAGAAATGACCGCCTGAATCCTGCGTGTTCTTTTCCCATCCAACCTCTGCTGATGCTCCGGCATCTTTCATCTTTACTTTTCCGACAGGGATCTCCTCTGCTGCATGTGCGGACACATGCGACTTTGTGCCGAACCCTCGTCCGCTCAGTTTGATATCCTCTGACTTTGGCATCTTTTCGGACATAATACGTTTCACGACGGGTTCACTCTTCTCCACGATCTTTTTATTGACCTCCTGAATGTCTGCGTCGCTTGCTGCCTCTTCAAATGCTTTCACAAGTTCCTGCAAACCCTGAAATTCCATCTCTATTTTCATCGCAGCACCTCCGTGTCAGATTCTGACACTACGTTCCAAGCCTGCATTTCAGCTGATACATCCTGTCATCCGTGAATTTGGGCGATGCGTCATATATTTTGAACTCAACACCCTTGTATTCCGCATAGAACTCTTTCAGGTTCAGCCTGATCTCTTCCAGTTTTTCGCATGTTCTGGTCTCAAATACGATGGTGTTCTCAAGCCCCGTCTGCAATGCAGTATATTTCTCATTGGTTCCCAGACTCTTGACATCACACCAGCAGGAATAGAACTCTGTTTCTTCCTGCTGTCGTCTGCCATTTACCACGGTTGACGACTTGCGAATGATCCTGATCCTGCCCGTCATGCTTCCACACTCCTGTATATTTCTTTCAAGAGCATGGAGGATATGGCTGTCGTAAGCAGTTTCGTATCATTCCGGTACTTATCACGGTTGTCATAGAGTTCTTTCACAGACATACACGCAAGCAGTTTCTGACGGCTTGTGAGGCTGTACTGGTCGAATCCCGGAATCAGTTCCGACATTTCCTGCATCGTCGCATCCCACATCAGTTCAAGGATCTCCATGTCATCGTCATAGTCGATGTGACAAAACACCTTGCATGAAGCGATCAGACCGCTACTGTATTGCTTTTTCTCTTCATCCGTCATATTCTTCACCTGCTTTCAATGACAGGGCGGATTCACCGCCCTGCTGCCCTGTGTCCCGTTATCCATTGACCAGTTCTGTGATCTCGCCTTTGACGATTGCTGCATCATCGACCGGCTGCACATCGAACCGGTCACGGGCCTTAATACCGGTCATATCTTTTTCCCACAGACCTGCTCCCTTATCGTTCAGGTCAATGGTGATGACATTTCTGTCAAATAAGGTGATCGCCTCTTTCAGATCGCCCATGTATACCGGATGTTTGTATGCTGACACCTTCGCCTCGACAGTCGTTTCCTGCTCTGAATCCTTGCAGGTGACTACATACTTACCGTTCACAACCTTCCAAGCAGTCACATCTGATGCTGTGGTTGCTTCGATTGCAGTGGCAGTTCCGTCGATCGTCAGCTTTCCACCAGATACTGCAAACACCGGAGCATAGACTGCTACGGACTTGATAACTTTTTTGGATACTTTGATGATCGGATATTTTCCGAACAGCAGCATCTGTGTCGGCTGTGTCGGATTCGGCTGTAAAATGTACTTATCATCTTTGTCTTTCAGCTTATCCAGGTAGTTATAGCCATACTGGTTTGTGATGACCATTGCTCCGGCTGCGATCGCTGGATCAAGCTCCACATTGAACACATCCTTAAGGCTGTCCAGTGTGGAGATTACAACCTCTTTTCCTTTTGTCATGCTGTCTGCGACTTTCAGGATCATGGCATTTCTGGTTGCCTTGGTCTTCTTGGCGATCCATTTACTGATATAAGCCATAACGTTCTGTGCGGTGTCCTCGAACAGCTCCGCGGTGATCCTTAAGATTCCGCCTTTTTTCTTTACTCCATACCCGATTTTTTTGAATTTCGGTTCATCCATTTCCGGGAAATCTGCTTCCTCATCCACGTTATCGAACGGTGTGGATTCTGCATCTACCTCAATATTTCTTGTACCGGTCTTTGTGGTAACTCCCTCAACATTGACATACTGCTCCAGATTATCCTCAGAACGTCTCAGATTGATGATTTCTGTTCTGATGTCTTCCGGAACAGTGACTCCGATTCCCATCTCATCATCGTCGCCCTTTGTGACGTCAGTGCTTAATGCATCTTTATACACCTGCACATCTTCCTCACTCGGCTCTCTTTTCAGGAATCCGCACTTTACAATGTTGACGAATGCTTTCACAAGGTCTTTTTTATCAACCTTTTTCTCTCCGCCGACCGGCTTTGCCTTGCCGTTATCCAGCTTATCCTTGATGTCGTCCAGGTCATCATCATCCAGGTCACACAGGAGATCAAATTTGTTCTGTAACTCCTTGAGTTCTTCCTTTGCCTCCTTTGCCTTGTCCAGCTTTCCGTCGTTCACAAGGCTCTTGACCTCATTTTTCTTGTCATTGATCTGTTTTAATAACTTCTGTAACTCTTTGTTCATACTTTTCACCCTCCATTTTCTACATACCGTAAAGGTACAAATCACTGAGAATTTCCTGCTTTTCTGCCTCTTCTGCTGCGTTTTTCCGGTTCTCCAGCTCTTCAAGCACTGCATCGACAATGTTCTTTGTGTCAGTTTCTTTCAGTGCTTCCGGCATATTGCTGTACTTCTCGAAGTAATCGGATGCACATGCTGCCACTGCTGCTTTTTCCTCGACCTTGACATCGAAATACTGCTGGATCTTCTTGCTGTCGAACCATGTTTCATTGCTCATGAGGGTCTGGATCTTGTCCCTTGTGACACCCTCCTGCACATGCTCCATGTAAACATCCACGATCGAATCCTCACAAAGATTCAGCTGTTTGATCACTGCCTTGAGATCGTCCGCATTGCCATATGCAAGACATAATGGTTTGTGGATCATTGCCTGCGCTCCTGTTGCAAAATACAGCTCATCACAGGCGAACATGATCACAGATGCAATAGATGCAGCCATACCGTCAACATATCCGACCTTATGACCGTTATAGCGTTTCAGCTGGTTATAGATCGCCAGACCTGCAAACACATCCCCGCCACCGGAATTGAAATAGATATCAATGTCCTCATAGCCCTCCAGCTGATTGAGGAAATCTGCGATATCCTGCGGACATTTGTCCTCTTCATACCACATGGACTGCCATGTAGCTGATACGATATCCCCGTAAAAGTACAGAGAACATCTGCTCTGCTCTTCGTCCTGCTCCAAGTCCAGATATCCGACATTCTCAAGCTGTCCGCTGCGCTTAT